CCTCAGTCCCTCCCCGAGCGCCCCGCGCGCTACCGGAGGGGTGCGTCGACGCCCCATCCCATCCGCTTCAACGACGCGCTGTGGGCAGACTTCTGCGCCCACGTCCGTGCGCAGGGGCACGAGCCTAGCGAAGCCCTGCGCGCGCTCGTAGAGGCGCTGCTGGTGGCGGCGAACGCTGTGGGCTGCGCACTGCCCCAGCCCCCTCCCGGAACCGTGGAGCTGGCGTCGCGCGCTACGAGTGCGCTACAGTCCAACCCTGCGAAGTCCCGTACCGATGGTCTCATTGTGGACGACCGGATGGAGGAGCTGCTCTCGGAGCGTCGACGAAAGAACAAGCCAATTCGGTAGGACTGCTAAGAACTATTGAATACTCGAAGGTGATGGATGGGAGCTCGCGCGCTCACAGTTCAGATGTGGAATGACTTGGTGGCGGCTTTCCGCGACCAGCCCGGCAACGTCTCCAATGCAGCCAGACGCGCAGGAGTCAGCCGCGCCACAGCGCACAAGGCGTGGGAGAAGGGCTGGCGCTTCAAGCCCTGGGGCAAGGTGCCGATCGAGCAGGTGCTGAAGGACGAAGCGGAAGCAGCACGCGCAGCTCGCATCGCAGCGGAGCAGGAGGAGGCACGCCAGGAAGCCGAGCGCGCCATCCAGGCCCGACTCGATGCGATCCAGGCCCGAGCCGAAGAGGCGACGATGGTGCGCCACGGCCGCAAGGGCGCGACGAACCTCGCCGTCATCTCCATCAAGCTGACCGTGCTCGTGGACAAGCTGGTGAACGAGATGGAGCGGCGCATGGACGCGGGCGGGCTCCAGACCATCAGCCCGAGCGAGATGCGGAAGTGGGTGATGACGATGGGCACGACGATGCACCACGCCCACTCCGTGATGCGGCTGGCACTGGAGATCGAGCGCATCGTTGCCGGCGAGCCTATCAGCGTCATCGGTGTCCGGGTCGATCACATGAAGCCCGAGCAGATGGTCGAAGAGCTCTCCAGCATGGCCCGCACACTCGAGCGCGCCCAAGGACTCGCGGAGCGGAAGGCTGCCTCCGACCTCGCTGCGGCACAGGTGAACGAACTCGGTAGTAATAAGGTGAACTGAGCACAACCTGTTAGAGCCATGAACAACTCTGCAGAACCCTCAACGACTCCTCAGAAGTGTGACCTCAAGGCGCTGAAGCAGCGCATGGGCTGGACACCGGTCAGTGATGGCGAAGTCGCACAGGGCTTCCCGATCGCTCCTGTTCGCATCGACGCACTGGAGACGGCAGGCGTGCTGCGTCGTCACCGCGACTACGGACCGGCGCACCGGAGCGGGTTCGCCACGGTGAACTACGAGCTGCTCGCGCCGTACACCTGGGACGACGCGCTGTGCATCGACCGGCTGCTGAGCGGAGCGGTCCCGTGACGACACACGACGTGATGCTCTCGGTCGCACTGCTCACCGTGCTCGTCGTCCTGGTGACGGAGAACTCCTGATGGCCAACTACCGCTGCACCGGATGTGGAGTGAACTGGGTCGATGCCCCGCAGTTCATCACCGATGACCGATGCCCGAACTGCGGCGCTGCGGCAGTGTGGGTTGCGGTGGACGATGCGAACAGCGACGGTCCCCTCATCGACGCGATGAAGGAGGCGACCCTCATCCACTACGAGCGCATGCCGTGCGACACCGACCCGCTCGTGGCGCGGCTGCGCCCGCTCATCCATGAGCACAGTGAGGCACGCATTCCGTTCGTGCGGTGGGAGCGCGGAGAGATCACCCGCAGCGAAGCGCTGGTGCAGATGCTCGAGCTTGCGTTCAGGAGCCTGCAGAACACGCGGGAGCACGCCGTTCAGATTGCGCTGCACGCGAACGCGCTGGTACCGGTGGCGAAGTGATCGACCTCGTACCCGACAACGTCATCTCGAACCCTGACGTGCTCGCGGAGTGGCTCGCACGCCATCCCGCACAGGCGCAGGTCATGGTCGAGCGCCATCACCAGCTCCGGCTGCACGTGGCGCGCGAGGACGTGAACGAGTTCATCGAGTACGTCGGTCGCGACGAGCAGACAGGGAAGCGGATCACGCAGGCCCCTGTGCACCTCTCCTTCCAGCGACTCGCGGAGGAGCACAGGCGACTCATCATCTGGGGGCACGTCGAGTCCGGCAAGACGAACCAGATCGCGATCCTTCGCACGCTGTGGATGCTCGGGCGCAACCCGGACCTGCGCATCGCCATCGTGTGCCGCAGCACGCGCAACGCGGAGAAGATCGTGGGCGCGATGCAGCGCTACATCGAGAGCTCTGAGGCGCTGCACGAAGTCTTCCCTGACCTGCGGCCGGGGAAGAAGTGGACCGACACCGCGTTCACCGTTGCAGCACGCAGGGGCTTCGCGAAGGACTTCAGCGTGCAGGCGGTCGGCGTCGGCACGACCATCCAAGGTTCGCGTCTCGACATCGCGATCCTCGACGACATCCTCGACTGGGAGAACACGCGCACCGACGAGCGCCGGCGTCAGGTGATCGAGTGGTTCGGTGCGACGATCGGCGGTCGCCTCACGGAGCACTCGCGCGTCATCATCATCGGGAACGCATGGCACCCGGACGACTTCCTGCACCACATGGCGCGCAACCCTGCGTGGCGCGCGTTCCGCTTCCCCGTGATGGACCGCAGCACAGGGGCGCTACGCTGGCCGCAGCGCTGGAGCAGGGCGCGCATTGATGCGTGGGAGCGGGAGTGGGGCAGCGCTGAGGCAGCGCGCCAGCTCTACTGCGAGGCGCGAGACGACGCCGAGGCCCGCTTCAAGCGGTCGTGGATCGACCAGTGCCTTCACCGCGGAGAAGGGCGCCGCATGACGCCGATGCTCCGAGCCCTGCCCCTTGGGTATCGGACGTACACCGGAGTCGACGTCTCGACTGGCGAGGGCAACGACTACTCGTGCCTGTTCACCATCTGCCTGCACCCGAGCGGCGATCGCGAAGTGCTCTGCGTCGAGACCGGGAAGTGGTCGGGGCCGGAGCTCGTGAAGCGCATCATCGACACCCACGAGCGCTACTTCTCCATCGTCGCCGTGGAGTCGAACGCCACGCAGAAGTTCATCACCCAGTTCACAGGGGGCGCTGCACCCGTGAAGAACTTCCGCACCGGAGCGAACAAGATGGACCCGCAGTTCGGTGTCGAGTCCATCGCCGTAGAGATGGAGCGCGGCCAGTGGATCATCCCTAGCGCAGGGGGCCGGCCCCACACGCGCGAAGTCGAGAGCTGGATCCGCGGCATGCTCTACTACAACCCCGGGGCGCACACGGCAGACGAGCTGATGGCGTGCTGGATCGCGCGCGAGGCTGCCTGCCACCGCGTCGGGCGCGTGAAGTCGGGGACCAAGACGACCCTGCGCCGCTGAGCGTGGACACCCTGGTCCCGGTGACGTAACGTCCGGGCATGGCGTTCACGAAGATCACGAACACGTCGGATGCGTCCATCACGTTGCCGTTTCCACTGCAGGGCATCCTCGCTCCGGGAATGAGCGTCGTGGTCGGAGTGTCGGTTGCGGTGTTGCTGGCGACCGTCACTCCTCCGCGCGAGCTGCGGTTCTCGGATCTCCCGACGGGGACGTATCCCGGCCCAGCGGATAGCGCGTACCAGGGCTACCTCAACGCCGACGGAACCATCGCGCAGGTGCCATCGCGTTACGTCGCGACCGCAGTCAGCTACGCGATGCAGGCCGGTGACTCGATCGTCGGCGTCACCGACACGAGCGCACCGCGCACAGTCACGCTCCCTGCGAGCCCGCAGGAGGGCGTCGTCATCATCGTGGCGGACGAGTCGAACAACGCAGCGGTCAATCCGATCACGGTGCAGGGTGCGAACGGTGTACTCATCAACGGAGCAGTGTCGCAGCAGATCAACACGAACGATGGCACCTTCGCCGCATACTGGAATGGGACCGGTTGGAGGATGACGTGAGTAGCGCGCTACTCGCGGCGGCGGCGAGGGGGGCGCGGCGCTCGGCGCAAGCATGGAGTCCTGCGCAAGCGACATCGGCACCACTTTGGACATGGATCCAGCCCTCTATCTTTGGCCCTGAGATGACTCTCGGCGCAGCGAAGTCGCTGTCAGGCACGCCCGTATCAATCATCACGAATCGCGCTGGCGGTTCGAACGGAGTCTGGCGGGCAGACGGCAACCCCGCAGGCATGCCGAACTGGGTCGGTGCCCCTGCTTCCGGCGTCGGGCGTCCCGCATTGCTGTTCGCAGGCTCGCAGGTCTTTGGGTTCTCGAACGGCTCGCCCCGCGCCGCGACGTCAATCAACGCACCGAGCGGATGGACGATCGCCGTGCGGTGTATTCCGATCGCCTCGGGCTCGTTCTACGGCGGCACCGTTGTCGGCCTGAACAACCCGGCAGCTGCGGGCATCTCGGTGCGAACCGCGGGACATGCAAGCGGCGCAGGTATCAAGCTCACTGACGGTGCTGGGCACACGCTCGCAAGCAGCGTCACCCCTGTTGCGCTCAGCGAGTACGTGGTGGTCGTGACACATATCGCGTCGACGGGTGCGACACGCATGACCGTCGTGCAGATGGACGGCACGACTACTGTGACGACTGGAACGATCACAGGTGGGATGCCCCTGAACAATACGTTCCAGACGATCGGTTGCGACGGCTCGATCGCGGATACGTATTTCGGGCACGTCTCGGAGTTCGCGCTCTACACCGCCCCGCTCGCCGATGCCGAGCACGACAAGCTCGCTGCATACCTTCACAACCCATTGCGCACGCCGCTCACCACGTCGGGCACGCCGTATGTGTGGGGCACCGGCGATTCGCAGATGGCGGGCTACGACGCCACGGACTTCCTGGCAGTGATTCTCTCGACGATCACGACGCCAGTGATCTCCTTCAACGGCGCGATCAGCGGGCAGTCGCTCAACGCAGACATGAACCCGAACTTCGCTGGCCGCGAACGGATCATGCTCATCAACAGCGCGAAGTGTGGATCGCAGCAGGTGATCTGCGTGCAGGCGATCGTGAACACGCTTCAGCAGCGACAGAACCCGAGCACGGTACTCGCGGATCTGACGACGTACGTGCAGTCGATCCAAGCGGTCGATCCGGCGTGCGTCATCGTCGCGGGCAACTGCACGGGCCGCTCCGGAGAGGGCACGAACGCGATCTACGCGAACTACGGGCCGGATGAAGCGACGTTCAACGCGCTGCTTGCAGCGAACGCGGCGTCGCTGGGGATCCGTGTCGCGGACGTCGGATCGACCGCGCTGGGTGCTATCCCACCGCTCACTGGTGACGCGTACCGCGTCGTCGATGGGGTCTCGCCGAATCGCGCTGTGGTGCATTGGAACGCGTCGGCCGGGCAGCCGCTCGCGGCTCCGAAGTACCGCGCACAGCTCCCGTTCTTGTGAGGTGACCCCGTGACGAACCTTCTCTCGCTGCTCGCCTCCGCGCTTCTGCTCATGGCGTGTGCGGCTCCATCCCAGCACGATGCGCAGCGCTTCGGCACCGTAACCGTCGCGTTCCTCCTCAACGCCTGATCCCTTCCCTGCCCTCTTCTGGCCTGCTACCGTCGCAGGCATGGCCACCTTCACACAGACCGTCGATGTGTCGGGCACCGCAGCGTACCCGGCGAGTCCGCAGGTCACGATCCCGTTCATCCCGAAGACGATCACTGTGGTCTGTGAGGACAGCACGGACGACGCATGGGTGTCGTTCGATGGCTCGACCGACGCAGCGCACATGGTGCCAGGGACGCCCGATCAGCGACTCGTGTTCAACCAGCGCGTGACGAAGGTCTGGCTGAAGCGCGGGGCCGCCGGCGCAGCGCCGACCAACGTCCAGGTGATGGCCGAGGCGTACTGATGCCGCGGTTCGCACAGAGGGGGCCGCACGGTCTGCGGCTCCCGGACACGTGGCTACCCTCGGACCTTCCGAACCTGTTCGCGTGGTATCGCTCCGACGCACAGAACATTGTCGGCGGGACGAACGGCGTTCAGCCGCTGGCAACATCGTGGACGGACCGCAACGCACGGACCTGCTGAACAAGGGACACGTGTTCGCAGTGACGTTCACCAGCACGGCGGTCGGAGTCGCGTCGCACACATACGTCGATGATTCGCAGACCGCATACTCGCTTGGAGACGTCAGGCAGGGGCAGCTCATCGATCTCGAGATCGGAGCGGGGCTGCTCGGCTGGGCAGGCCCTCGTTGGCTTCATGTCCGAGCTGCTGTTCTTCCAGGGCGCACACGACGCGGCGACCCGAGCGCGTGTCTTCGCCTATCTCGGTCACAGGTACGGCCTCGCCGTAGCGTGACGGTGGTCGGTCGTGGCGTCTGTGCGTTCGTTGCGATAGCTTCGACGCACTACCATGCCCATCCCTGCAGACCCTCGTGAAGCGAACCAGGCGGCGTACAAGCTCGGCGGCACGGTAGCACCGGATGCGGCTGCATCGCGGATGAACCCGCGGCAGATGGAGCTCAACCGGCGCTACGCCTACTTCCGCGGCAGTTGCTACGACCACCGGGCGTTCGACTGGAACGGGGAGCCGGTGCTCGACACCAACGCCATCCCGCGCGAGCGGTCGATCCCGCCAGGGTTCTCCGATCCGTACGGGAACACGGACGCGATCTCGCTGAAGTACCGACGCCCGTCCGCGCCGTACTACCTCGGCAAGGTGATCGTGAAGCGCTTCACCGGGCTGCTCTTCTCGCACCGCAAGCATCCGAAAGTGAAGGTCCTCGGCGACCCGCAGAGCGAGGAGTGGCTCGCCGCTGCGATCGAGGCCGGACGCCTCTGGGCGCAGATGATCGAAGGCCGTGACCTCGGCGGCGCGATGGGCTCGGTCGCCGTCGGGTACGAGATCCACGATGGCCTGCCGCTGTTCGAGGTCTTCGACGCGCGCTTCTGCACGCCGGTGTTCAAGAACCGCCTCACGCACGAGCTCGCGTCCATCGAGATCCGGTGGTCCTACAAGGACTGGGTCCAGGCCCTCGACGGCGAGTGGCTGGAGGTCGAGCTCTGGTCTCGCCGCATCATCGACGAAGAGCACGACATCCTCTGGCAGGGTGCGATGGCGGGAGAGAACGGCGAAGAGCCTGACTGGAACGCTCCCCAGAATGTGATGGGCGAAGTCATCGAGCCCATCGTGAAGGAGCACCGTTGCGTCGATCACCGCGGCCGTCCTGCGGTCCCGGTGGAGTGGATCCAGAACCTCCCCGTCTCAGGCGAGATCGACGGCGACCCGGACTGTCACGGCGCCTACGATCTGTTCGAGCAGATCGACGCGCTCACCGCACAGGCCAACCGCGGCATCCTCGCGAACTGCGACCCGACGCTCGTGATGAGCACGGACGACGAGCTCGCCGAGATCCGCAAGGGCAGCGACACCTTCATCCGGCTGCCGAAGGGCGACTCGGCTGAGTACCTGGAGATGCAAGGCTCGGGGCCGAAGAGCGCCATCGACCAGGCGGACCGACTCGAGGACAAGGCACTGCGGCTGACGCAGTGTGTGCTCGACCAGTCCCGCAGCACCGTGAACAAGACCGCGACGGAGGTCGAGAAGGACTACTCCGCGATGTGGGAGAAGGCCGACGTGCTGCGCGAGCAGTACGGTGAGCGCGGGCTGAAGCGCCTGCTCATGAAGCTCCTCGCCACCGCACGCGCGCTTCTCACCGCACCGCCGACGCAGAACCCGGAGACCGGTGAGCTCGAGCGCGTCGCCATCATCCTGCCGCCGAAGATCGCGAAGGACGCCAAGGGCAAGGTGAAGGTCACCGAGTACGAACTCGGCCCCGGTGGCTACATCACGTTCCAGTGGCCGGGGTACACCACGCCCACGGTGAGCGATGCGCGCACGGCAGTGGGTGCGGCGAGTGATGCGATGAACGCAGGGCTGGTGGACGACGAGCATGCGGCCGCGTACATCGCGCCCATCTTCCAGGTCGAGGACCCGAAGGAGATGCTCGCCGCGATCGCGAAGAAGCGCGCGGACGAAGAGGCTGCGTTCGCTGCTCAGACCACTGGCGATGCGACCGCTCCGGTCGAAGCTGGCGGCGAAGACGGCGAAGGCTCCTTCAAGACGTTCCAGTACGAGATGGAGGCAGGCATCGTCACCATCGACGAGATGCGCATGTCGAAGGGGCTGCCGCCGCTCGCGATCGACGGGGACCTCACCGTGCCGCAGATGAAAGCCAAGTACGCGGCGATCTACGCCCAGAGCACCATGGTCTCGAACGAGACCGGCGCCGAGAAGGTGCTCGGCATCGCGTCGCCCGACGCACCACCCGCAAACCAGTAGCCGCGCGAATCGTCGCCCTCGTGCACAATCTACGTGCACGAGGTGTGAGTGATGAAGTGGACGTGTCCGAAGTGCAACACGCCGATGCGGCGTGAGGACGGCGGTTGGCGCTGTCCTGTTTGCTCGTACTGGATCCCGCGTGCGGTGATGCCGGTGCTCAACGTCTGGGCGTGGGCTTGTGCATGTGCGGACTGCATCGGTGGAAGACCGTTGTGGCGGTGCGCACGATGATCTGCTGCGTGAACGGATGGTGCAGCGGAGGCCACGGCTTCTGCGTCTGCGTGCACTGCGGGGAGCTGAAGGTCGATCCACTCCATCCGCTCGTGTACGAACCCGATGTGCCACCGATCAACGCAGGTCCCTACCGCACGCCAGGAGCGCAACGATGAGCACGCGATTGATTGTGAACGGGCGCACGGTGTTCGCGACCGCGGACTACCTGCGCGACCAGAAGCTCCAGCGTCGCTTCGCGAAGAGCCGCAAGGCTGAGATCGAAGAGATCATCGAGCAGCAGAACAAGGAGCCGGAACCGGTGGCCACTCCGGTGCGTCGCCGCTCTCCGTTCCTGCCGGGGCAGCCGTTCCACTGCCCCGCGGACAAGGTGGTCTACCGCATCATCGCGCGCCTCAACCCTGCCGAGGGCTGGGTCACGGGCGGCGTGGTGATGGGCTGGTACGGCGTCGACTACCCGAAGGTCCTCGAGTGGGTGAAGCGCGGGCTGCTGGACGCAGCGATGGAACAGGGCAGCCCCACGAAGCGCTTCCGGGTGCTCGATCCCGCAGCGTGCAAGGCAGAGGCGAAGCTCCCGCCTGCACCGGCCCCGAAGAAGGGACGTGGCAAGAAGCGATGAGCAAGCGCAAGCGCCGTGCTCGCCGTCGTGCAGCACGCAACCGTGCCGAGTACCGCGAAAGTGCGCTCCGCATGCTCATGGACCAGCCCCTGCGCGTGATGACGCGCGAGTCGCTCGCCGTTTCGATGAAGAAGCTCAACGACGCGCTGAAAACGGTGACGGAGAAGATGGTCGAAGAGAGCGTGTTTCGACAGTCCGTGTTCCTCGAGTTCTTCAAAAAGGTAGGCGTCGACAATGCCGAAGAAGTTCGATCACCAAACCCGGTTCCACCAGAAGCGTGAGCAGGAAGCGAAGCGTCGCGCGTTCGACATGAGCTCGAAGCGCATGCGCGAATGGGACACGGTCTCCGCGCACGACCTGCGCCTCGGCGTGATGTGGGGAATGGAAACACTCGCGCAGATGGGAATGGCAGAGCTCCGCACCGACGGAACGGTGCTCGAAGGGCGACTCTGCGACGGTGTCACACGCGAATCAGCGATGGGGGCACTCGCACTTCGGCGTCTCGACGTCGATGACGCACGCAACAAGAACCCGATTCTCCTCGGCAACTCG